AATGCTCTAGCTTCTGCAGCTACTTTATCAAATGCTTTATCCATTTTATCCAACTCACTCATATTTCTTTTGATGGTTACTTTATCGAACCAATCACCAGCTTCTGAAAGAGTTAAGGTTTTAGCTGCTTCTACAACTCCACCTAATGTTTCTGCTACCTCAACGATATCAGATTGTCTTTTCATTTGTTCAGAGAATCCTTTGTAAGTAGAAATAATTTCTAAGAAATGTTTCTTTACTTCAGTTGCCAACGGGCGGTTAGCATCCAATGATTCAGATAAACTGAATTTACCATCTACAATTTTTACTTCGTTGATGTTTGTTTTACGGATATCATTGTAACCTTTAGTTACACTGGTTCCTTTTGGTGCATCAACCTTAAAAGTGATTTTGTTGTTGTGCACATAATCATAGATATCAAAATTTTTCTTGCTCATTATACTAACTCCGTTATAATTTCTCTCATTAAATCTTGTGCTTTACAAAAATCTCCACAAACATCAGTACCAATACCTTTAACTACTGATTCGTTCATTGGAGTCATAAATGCACCATGTGTAGATGGGTTAGAAACAAAGTCCCAACCGATTAATTCAAAATCTTCACCAACTACTACTTTGTTACCTTCCATTGGTTTTACCGAACCCATACCTCTTGATGAGATACCCAATAGGATTCCTGCTCTTAATAATTCTTTTAAGATATTACCAGATGGAGTTGGAAGAATTTCAACAGTACCAACTACATCTTCACCTTCCCAATGTACTTCTTTAATATTATGAGATACATTCTTTAGGTTGATTACTGAAGAATCAGGATGGTCTAACTCACCCAATGCTCTTCTTTCTTTGATGAGTTGTTGATATTTGTTTACTTCTCTTTCTAAAATTCCTTTTGGGTACACTCTACCATTTTGGTTTTCTGCACCTGCTCTTTGAAGGACACCTTTCACCAAAGTTCTACCCGAAGCATCTTCGTTAACTCTTCCTTCAAACAAATTGGTTTCTATAATTAAACTTTTCATATTGGTATTCCTTATTTGTATTTTTCAATTAATTTTTTGAATTCAGCTTTAACACCACCAGATAATCTTTTTTCAATTCCAGCATTCACCATCATTTTAAGTGCATCCTTCATCTGTGAATTATCAATAGCGATACCAGTTCTACTTCTTGCCATAATTGGTCTTTCTAAGAACATTCTTAATTCGAATGCCAAATCCGAAGAAATCTTTACACCCTCTATTTGAGATGTGTTACCTTTTTCAACTTGCTTTAACAAAGCAACTTTACCTAATCTTGCTTCAGTTAAATTTTCTTTGATGGTTACTGGGTAGGTTTTACCATTGAATTCAAATTCGGTTTTACCTTCAGCTTTTGCTTTCTTAGCTGCGTTGATAAATGCTCTACCTTCAGTAAGAGATTCCATTACACCAACTGCGGTATCACCATAAACGAAATCAGGTTTAGATGCGTATTTCTTATTTACGATAACAACTCTATTATTAGGAGTTGGTTGAACTACATAAATTGGCATTGGAGATGTAGCGAATACATACTTTAATCCAGATTTCTTTAACTCAGAACCAATTCCCATAAATGAAGATGCTGCTTCTACTGCGGTTTTGATTTTATCCATATCCTTTGGAGAAACGCCTTCGTTTACTGATTCACCGAACATCTTAATCATTTTCTTTTGAATAGGATTACCTGGCTTTCCAGCAATTGCAGATACCAAATCCATTCTATCTGACAGTTTTCCTTTTTTAACAAATTGAAAAACCTTTTCAATATCCAACTCATTAGTATCAACAAACTTTTGGATTGCATCTTTGTTCATTCCAGTCAAACCACCAATTTCCATTGCGGTTCTACTAGCTGCTTCGTTTACTGATTCTTCAATGAATCCTTTTTGTAAAAGCGCTTTTTGGAATTTATCAAAGTCTTTTTGATTTTTGAAAGTTTGAATATCAAAGAAATCACTACCATCCTTGTGTTTCTTTGAACCATCGTGATAGTTTACTACATATTTCGATTTACCAACACCATACATAGTATTAAATCTTTTTTTACCTTCGGTTACTGATTCATCTTTTTTAGCTCTTAATGCTGCTAAATCAGATGCTTCAATTTCACCATCACCATCAATATCCAATTTGTGTTGGTTTCCAGTTAACTCTTCGTTCTTCTCACCTTTACCATCCCAAGCAGCATCAATCTTATTAAAGAATACTTTCTTTTCATCATCAGACATTGATGGAATTGATTTTCCTGCTTTTTCTAAAGCTGCTTTGAAGAATGTCTGATAATCAGATTCTTCTTTCATTATGTTACGAAGTGTTTCCTTCAATTGTTCTTTGGTAATGCTCATAGTTCTAATTCCCAATTATAATTTGCTAATTGATGTTACGATGTTATTCAACCTCTCTCTGATTTTGAATAAGTTTTTTTGTGTTCTTTTCCAATACTGGTCTTTATCGATTCCACTTTCGTTTTTAATCTTACCATACCATCTAAGGAATGTTTCGATTTCCGAAAGTTGTCTATTGACATTCGAAATCCCCTTACCAATTTTTGCTTTGGGAGAGGATTCATCTTTTCTTAATTCATGCCAACGATTTTCGTCTACTCTTTTATAACCAGTGGATGTATTGATTCTATCTATAAAATCATTTTCAGGTTCATCATCTTCATCAGTTCCATCCGAATCTTTGAAAGCATTAGGAGTATTGTAGCCATCTACATTTGATGTAGTGGTTGCTTCTTCGATTTCCAAATCTTCTTGTTCAATCTCAGCAATTAAATCTTCAATAAGTTCCTTTAACTTACTTTCCATTTACCTTTTCCTTTAACTCCTTTATAAGTTCGTATGAAATCATCAACGATGAAACGTGGTTATCAGATACCACCTTACCAATTTTGGTTTTCTTTAATACAGAAATGGTTTCTGATAATTTGATTTTAGTTACTTTATCTTTGATTTGCTTTTGAATTTGATTTAATTCAGCAACAATAGATGGGATTTCTTTTTCAACATAAGACTTAAATCCAGTAGTATTAGTAATATTGTTAATATACTGCTTTAATAGTTGTTTTTGATTTTCATCTAAATTAGAATACTTTTTGTTGAAAGTTTCAACTAAGATTTTATAGGTAAGTAATCTTAAATCTTTGTCTTGCTTTTTATATGATTCAACAATTTTATCTGCCGAATCTTTTGTTTCTACCAATGTTGATGGTTTTGATGTGATATTCTCAATGAGGGTAATTTTTGAGTTAAATACATCCTTTACATCATAATCGGTATATCTCTTCGATTCAAAAATCTTATAGATAGATGCAAGAACTTTATAGTTCGAAATAGGAGAAGATAAGAACTCATCCATATTGAATGATTCGTTAATCTTTTTGATAAGATTATACTTCTCTCTTTGTAGTTTATTTTGGTCAATTCTATCGTGAGCTTCATTGACAGTATCAATGAATTTCTCAGCTCTTGATTCTGAATTGTATCTTTCTTTTATAAGCAAATCATATAGTCTAAGTTCTTTGTTCAATTCCGTGCTGGAAGAGAAGAACTCTTTAACAATTTTCTTCGCCTTTTCGGTAGTATCACCATTTAAGACCTCCAATGTGATTTGCCTCACAAGTAGCTCAAATAGAATACCCGTATTTTTGAATTTTGAATGTTTTACCCTCTTCATTACTTTTTTATCCTATAATAATATATTCCTATACGAAAATCTATCGTATATAAATATAACTTTATTTTTATTTATTAATTTTTTAATCGTCTAACAAATTGTCATCATTCAAAAAGTCCTTCTTTTCAGAAATTACTCTCTTCTTTGCTGAAATTCCATTTACATATTCTTTGGCTAATTTATGGGCCATTTTTTCAGATGAAACTTCTTTTTTAAGTGCTTTTTGATTTTCCTTTGCTCCTAATGGGTCTCTACCATATGGGTGTTTATCTTTACCATAAGTGTTACCCTCTCTTGGTCTACCACCTTTGTTACTGAGTTCGGTTTTTAATTCTTCCAACTCATTCTCAACATCCGATGGTTCTGATTGAACCGCAGGGTCATTACCCTCATCCTCAATCATACGATAACGATATCTATCCTTAATATCATTGATAAGATTTGTTTTCTGATGGTCGATTTCATCCTTACTCATATTAAAGATGTTCTCATATGCCCACTCTTTTGAAATCATATTCAATTGAGTAATATCAGAAACCAATCTCACTTTTTCACTCCAAAGGTTTACTTTCTCTTGTTCATAAATTGTAGATGGATTTACCAAATTCAATTCGAAATCAACCATATCAGAACCTTCAATACCTTGTGATGCTAAGTGAACAACAGCAAGTTTAGTAAGTTCGGATACTAATGTTCTTTGGATTCTTTCAATCGTTCTTGCAAATCTAACATCTTCTGCTGCCAAAGTTGCTTTACCATTTACATTCTCATCATATCCCAAATATGCTTTTGGAATTTTAAGAGCTGCGAACATTTTGTTCTTTAGGTAATCGATATCTTCAATTGCGGTGTATTGTAATCCACCCAATGAATCAATCTCAGTACCACTATCACCACCTCTAACAGGTAAGAAGAAATCTTCGGTTAGGTTTTGGATGTTATACTTTAAGTTGTAATCACCAGTATTCTTGTCAACAAATGGAGTTTTCTTCATTTTGTTGATAATCTTCTGCATGTAGTTATCTACTTCTTGCGGTGGTATGTTACCAATATCAATTTTGAAAACTCTTTTATCCGGAGCTCTCATAATTCTATGGATTAACATCGCATCTTCCATCAAAGAAACCTGCTTCCAAATTCTTCTACCATTCTCAATCATTGCCTTACCATAAGGAAGGAAGTTTGTATCTGATAATAAACGGAAGTGAACGATTTCAAAGTTCTCATACTCACCCTTACCATTTGGGTCATGGTTAACTTTGAACTTTACATAGTTTGGATTGTTTGCATCAGTATTCTCCAATCTTTCAGTTTCGTAAACTGGAAGTGGTTTTACATTAATGATACCACTGCCTGGCTGAATTTCTAATGATAAAAAGAAATCACCATATTTCACCATATTTCGAGTCCATGCCCAAAGGTTAAACTCTACATTAAGAATATCATAGAAAAGGTTTTCTAAGATTTCTTTAACTCTTTCGTTTTGTGTTTTGATTTGAACTACTTCTCCAAACTCATTTTTCAAAGTAGATTCATCAGCGTAGATATCTAATGCGGATGAGATAATGGGGTCATTATCCATAGCATCGTAATCTCTAAATAATTCTCTACGAACTTGGTGATATGCCATTGATTGGGCTGCCATTTGGTCACCATAGAATGAACGCTGAAGTTTAGTGTACCTATCTCTTAAATTCATTAAGTTGGTACTACCCTGCTGTCTATCATCGACATCCTTAATCTTTCTCTTACCTTCCGCATCGATTGTTACAACCGCTTGGGTGGAGAAGAGTTTCGTTAGTCTCTGAAAGAATGAACTATTTTGTTGTTCTGCCATTTTGTTTCTTTATTTTATAACCTTTATTTTTACCAAGCTTTACAACTCCAATATCTTGCTCCGGTTCTCGGACCAGGACTATCACAATT